GCCCTTAAGGATGGAATATGAATACAACTAAATTAAAAGCAATTGTTGCAACCTATGTACGTGCTGCAGTAGCAGCCGTGCTTGCGCTATATCTTTCTGGCGTAACTGACCTAAAGACTTTAGGATTAGCAGGCGTTGCTGCAGTAGCAGGACCTGTTCTAAAGGCATTGGACCCATCAGCCACAGAATTTGGTCGTGGAAGTAAGTAATTACATACCCCTAATCGGGCTTTAAAGGCCCCTTAGAGACACGAAAACCCCCCAACCCAGTAGAGATACTAGGAAGGGGGGTCTTTTGTCGTTCTATCTCGTGCTTTTACTCTTCCTCAAACTCAAACTCGTCCCACTCATCCATTAGCACCCTTAGGTTCTTATCGTCTTTCTTTTGTCGATATTCATCCAATAGGGTTGTTACAAGGTATACAGTTAGGGTTCCCAAAGTTGAGCCGTAGAATACAGCCCAGAAGGTATTAGACATAGTACTCCTTAAGATGTTATATAACATATTATATTAGGGCTGAAAGCCCTTGTTTTTATAATATGTATGTAAGTATACACATAGGTACCAATCTATGGAAATCACACCTGACTTCCATCTAGCCCTACACCTGTGTATACTCCATCTATGACAATAGAACTCGAAGAATACCAATTACCAGAACATATATCCTATAGTGCTTTCAGCACTTATCTAACTTGTGGATATCAATACTACCTAGGTAGATTACTACAAAAGCAAGAAGAGCCATCTGTGTGGTCTGTGGGAGGTTCAGCATTCCACTTGGCTTGCGAAACCTATGATAGGGATAACCTATGATAGATGATGTTGACAATTTATGGACACAGTCTTGGGCTAAAGAGTCTGAAGGTATAGACTTAACCAATGCTAGAGTTGGTGGTAGGGCTACCAAGGCTAACCCTAATAAAGAAGATATAGGTTATTGGCAAACGCAAGGACCAATGTGGGTTGAGCAATATATTGCTTGGCGTAAACAGAATGCTAATTGGAAGATTTGGACTACTCCCGATGGTAGACCAGCAATAGAATTGGAACTAACGCCAGTAGTGGCTGATGTTCCAGTCAAGATGGTTATAGACCGTATCTTTGATGTTGATGGGCAATTAGTAATAGTTGACCTTAAGACTTCAAAGAACACCCCAACTAGTACTTTACAACTAGGTTTTTATAAACTTGGTTTAGAGGTTACCTTTGGTACTGATGCTTTAGGTGGCGAAATTAACTGGGGAAATTACTACATGTCTCGAGGTAGCAATACTGTAGAGATGGTAGATTTATCAGGATACACATATGAAAAAATGGAGTTCTTGGTAAAAGGGTTTGACAAGGCCCGCAAAGCAGGAGTATTCTTGCCCAACACAAACTCTTGTCAATACATGTGCGGATTAACCGCTCATTGTCAATTCTCTATGAAAAAGGAAGAATAAATGGCAGAAGACTGGAAGTTACAAGTATCATACAAGACTAGTTTTGGCGACCTAATAAATATTAGAGCCAATACAGCAGATGAATTAAGTGTATTACTAGAGGGCATTGGTGACTTTGCTACTCAGATATCAGCAGTTCGGCAGTTGGTGGTGGGAGCAGGAGTTACCGCCCCTTTATCGACGCCAAGTTCCACTCCAAGCACCGTGCCTCCACGCTCCTCGATACCGCCCCTGGCAGCGCCAGCATCAGGTGGGTCAGGTCCAACATGTCAGCACGGGGACCGCAAGTACAAGTCGGGGATATCAAGCAAGACGGGTCAACCATACGCGATGTGGGTTTGTCCAATGCCTCAGGGCGTGGACCAATGCAAGCCAGTCAACTAATAGCAGAAGAATTTCCGTTTTAACAAATAGGTAGGGGGCAGTAAAATGCGTACACTGGTGAGGTCCGTAGGGCGGGCTTCTATTGGCGGGGAACCCCTACCTAGTTGTTTTAAATCATTCGAAGCGTCTAAGATTATTATGCGACGTTCAGAAGTTTCAATGTTTGCGGGTGCTCCAGGAGCAGGTAAATCAACACTTGCTCTAGCACTTGCATTAAAGACTAATGTTCCGACTCTTTACATATCCGCTGATACCAATGCACACACTATGGCTATGCGCCTAGCGTCAATGATATCAGGTAAGAATCAAACAGATGTTGAGCAGAAACTTAATACTGATGTTGGATGGACAAAAGCAGTCCTCCAAAAAGGTAGCCATATAGTCTGGTCGTTTGAATCTTCTCCAACATTACAAGATATTGACGAAGAAGTACAAGCATTTGAAGAATTATGGGGTTGTCCCCCAGTATTAATTATATTAGATAACTTAATGGATGTAGCCACCGATGGTGGCGAAGAGTTTGCTTCTATGAGGGCAATCATGAAGGAGTTGAAATATCTTGCTAGGGCTACGAATGCGGCGGTTGTGGTATTACATCATACTTCGGAAGCAGTTCCTGGAAATCCTTGCCAACCAAGAAGCGCAATACAAGGTAAAGTTTCGCAGTTACCCGCTCTTATATGTACGTTGGGAACTGTCGGCACATCGCTTGGCGTGGCTTCAGTCAAAAATCGCTACGGAAGAGCAGATGCGGGAGGTACGTTAATGACTTGGTTAGCGTTCAATCCTGAGTACATGTATGTAGAAGATATACCAGAAAATTCATGACAACTAGGAAATCACACAAGGCTAGAGGAGCAAACTTTGAAACCGACTTACGAGATTATTTTAGACGAATTGGACTTGATAGTGAGAGACTTGCAAGAAGAGGTTCTAAAGATGAAGGAGATGTTGTCGTCCGCCAAGGTTTCCTTGGGCACATCGGCATTATCGAAGCCAAAGCGCCAGGTCAATCAGGTCGCATTGACCTCTCTGGTTGGACTAAAGAGGCTCAAGTTGAAGCAACGCATTATTCAGAGGCAAGAAGCCTTGAAAGAACATCCGTCTTATCTGCGGTCATTATCAAAGCGCGAGGAAAATCTATAGAGGATTCTTATTTAGTATTAAGGTTAGGCGATGTATTTGACAGATGACATGCCAGATATTGTCACAGTATTAAAACATTATGGTGCCAGTATGAACAGAACTAGTGGTCAAGTAAACATTAGATGTCCGTTTCATGATGACACACATAAGTCGGCAAGTTTTAATACTAAGGAAAACATATTTAATTGTTTTGCTTGCGGTATGCAGGGCAACAGTTTACAAATTATAGCACGTCAAGAAAGGGTCAATATACATGAAGCCAAATTTTTCGCAGAAGGAATTACTGGGCAGAGCAGCGGCCAAATACGCGGCAAGCATTTATCAGGCGGAAGATTACCTAGCAAGCAGGGGAATAACGCGGGAAGCAGCGCGAATGGCGCGATTCGGCGTAGTAGAGGAGCCTGAAATTGGACACGAAGCATTTATTGGCAGACTATGTATACCTTACATTACTAAGACAGGTGTAGTTGATTTAAGATTTAGAAGTCTTAACCCAGCCGTTGAGCCTAAGTATATGGGCATGACAGGTGTTGAGACTAAGATGTACAATGTTTTAGATATTGACAGAGCAGGCGACTGGATTGGAGTATGTGAAGGTGAATTGGATACTATCACTCTTTCTGTTTGTGTTGGGATTCCTTGCGTCGGAGTACCTGGCGCAAATTCATGGAAGAAACACTATACTAGGTTACTGGCGGACTTTGAAAGAGTTTTTGTCTTTGCCGATGGAGACCAACCAGGAAAAGAATTTGCTGCCAGTCTTGCCCGTGAGTTGCCAGTCACAATCGTGCAACTGCCAGATGGAGAAGATGTTAACTCCTGTTACGTTAAATACGGCTCCCAGTATATTCGGGAAAGAGCAGGACTAATTGAAATTTGAGGAGATACCACCATGTAAAACATGTGGTCAACAATTTGATAATATATTTGAGGCTACTGACCATTTGTTAGAAGATGAAAATGCTGGACCATTTGACCCTAAACTTATATTGCCAGGAGGTTATCAATTAATGATTGGTTCTTTACTGCGTGTACTGTACGATGCATCGGATAATCCTCAAGAGATAAGAGATATTGCTGAATCTACTTATGCTACCTTGTATGCAGCAGAATCAAGTCCTAAGCGCATGAAGAAATACATTGAAGACATTGTTATCAATGAAGAAATGCGACAATTTGATAGTGAACTTATACATTTCCTAGCAGACACCGATGAAAAAGATGGAGAGTGAAGAGATATGGCAGATTATAACCCACTTGGAAAATC